GGAATGATTTTCAATTCTGTTTCTGGAGAGTTATATGATGGTACGAAGGGCATTAGTGTCATTCCGTGTTTTTATAAACTCGAATACATCGAATGGAAAGACAGAGGAGAAGGATCAGGTGCGCCGGTCGCAATACATTCTTCGGCATCTGATATAATGAGTAAAACAAAAATGGACGCAAACTATAAAGATAGATTACCTAATGGTAATTATATTGAAAAGACTGCGAGTCATTTTGTAGTGATTACTCAACCGACAGCTACAACTGCGTTGATTTCTATGAAGTCTACTCAATTAAAAATTAGTAGAAAATGGAACTCAATGATGGCAGGAATAAAGATGAAAGGAAAGAATGGTATGTTCACCCCTGCATCTTTTAGCCATACTTATCAATTAAGAACTGTACAACAGTCTAATGATAAAGGAACTTGGTTTGGCTGGGAGGTACAAAAGATCGGTCCTGTATCTAATACAGAGATTTATCAACAAGCTAAAGCTTTTGCTGACAATATTTCTCAAGGAAATGTTAAAGCAAAGCATGGTGAAGCAGCCCCGAAAGAGGCAGGTTCACACTTCTAATTCCTCTCGAGGAATAAGTGGGCGCCAAGCGGGAGACTTAATGGCGCCCCAAGAAAGTTATTGGTATGACAGACAAATATATAAAATTATTTAATGGATATAAGGCTGCGTATGGTGTAGCTGATATGACTCACCCAGGTGCATATACTGAACCGAGTGGGAAAAAGAAACCTGTCTATCGATGGAACTATGAACCTTTTACAGATGAAATTTATAGAGATCATTTAACAGGAAAAAAATCAGTTGGTATCCAACCTTGCAACGAGAACTCTGAAGTCGTCTTCGGTGTTATTGATGTTGATCCAAAGAATTACGAAGACTTTAATAAAAAATTTTATATAGACATTATACAGGAATATAAACTTCCCCTTATTCCAATCGAATCCAAAAGTGGGGGACTTCATTTATATTTATTCCTAAAAGAATTTACATCGGCATCCGTTATTGTTTCTTTTTTAAGTAACCTTTTACCTCTCTTTGAATTAAAACCAGACTGTGAAATTTTTCCAAAACAAACTCAATTAACGAAGAATGGTGAATCGGGAGAACTAAGACCAGGACAATTTATTAATCTTCCTTATTACAAAGGAACAGAGCGACGAGCTTTAAATGTAGACGGAACGCCCTTTAACTTAGAACAATTTGTAGAGCTAGCGGAAGCGAATCTTGTAGGTGAAAGTGATCTTAAAACCCTAACCACTTCTATTGAAAACAAAGATATGGAAGGAGTGGATGATGAATTTTTAGAAGGTCCCCCTTGTCTTGCTAAACTTTCTACCATTATGAAAGATCCTAACTTCGATGGTAAAGATCGGTTTATGTATAACTATCATGTCTTTGTTAAAATGAAATATCCCGACAGTTGGCAACAGAAAGTGAAGAATGCTCCCGTTAAATATTTTGCCGAACAACACGCAAATGCTTGGGATGACAAAATTTTAAATGGGAAATTAAGATCTTGGAATCGATCTCTAAAAGGTTTTACTTGTACTCAAAGTCCTATTAGTGAACATTGTAAAAAAGGATTATGTGTTAGAAAAAAATTTGGAATCTTAGCAGGATCAAAAGGAAGTTATCCTTTATTGACTAATCTTAGAAAAATAGATCTCGATCCCGATCCTGAATTTGAATTTGATGTTACTAAACCCGATGGGATTAGTACAGCAACCGTGTATTGTCGCACCGTGGAACATGTTAATGATCAACGGAAAAGAAGAAACGCAATTTCAAAAGCAGCAGGTTTTGCTCCTCCTATTATTAAAGGAAATGAAGACCAAGTGGTTTTAGATACGCTTTGGAAAAGTCAAAAAATAGTTACCCCTCCTATTGGTACAACTCCTAAAGAAAAATTACACGATAACTTACACCAAAAAATTACAGGACCTGAAGCTAAGAATGATGCATCTTTTAAATCAGGAACAACTTTGATTCAAGACGGGTATGCGTACTTTAAGTTTGATACTTTTTATAAAAAATTAAAAAATAAAGGATGGAGATATCCTGAAGATAAGACAGGTTCAATGATGTTAAAAAATTATAAGGATTGCGATATAGATTTTTTAGATCAGAAAAGATTTCCCACTAAAGAAAAAGGAAAACATAATAGTCCCACTAAAAATGTAGTGATGATTGCTATTAAGAAATTTGACAAGGTTCAAGTCTTTCATAAACTAACTGAACATAAAACGGAGATAATGTAATGAAAGCAATACCAATAAAAATAGACGGCATACAATTTAGAAGTAAACTAGAAGCGCGATGGTATTTATTTATGAAAAGATTGGGGTGGAATATAATATATGAGCCCGACATAGAAGGTTTAAACAATTGGATACCTGATTTTTTAATTATAGGAAAAGATAAAAAAATTCTAGTAGATATTAAACCTATTGATACAGTAGAAGACTGGGAAAAACATCCTGATAGAATAAGAATAGAGAACTCTAGAATTAAAGATTTACTTGATTATGAATTATTAATTTTAGGAACCAATTTACAATTAGATGGCCAAGATCGAATGGGTCTTCTATATGTCCGCGACTCATTTTGGGAAGAAGGTAAGGAGCCAGTTGTTTTACAGGACTATAGTAGTGCTGACTGTGTGTTTTCTATTGGAGATGATGAAAAACAAATCGGTTTTATGGACACTCTAGGTGGCTGGCATTGTCGTATAACAGGAGATGGGGGTAAAACTTATCTAATTAGAGACAACGGTATTAATAATGCAGATACTCATTTGAAATCTATCGATGAGATGTGGAATGAAGCAGGCACACAATTACAATGGAATACACCTACATCTGAATATTATTTAAAAGGGAAAACACATCCAAACAAGGATCAGTATTGCATGGACTGTAAAACTAGCTCTGTTAATTGGTGGAAAAGGAAAAATTTATTTTATTGTACAGAATGTAAAGAAGTAAAACCTTTTTTTTGCTATGAAGAAGAAAATTTAGATGACGAAAGTAAACGTTTTTCTCCAAAACATTACTCAGTCCACGAAGATTGGTGGGTAAAGGGGGGAAGACTTAACGGGAAAAAATGTGAATTTTTTTATGCAACACAAAACAGTGAGGAATGGGATGTCAGCTAAAATGGATTTAATAACCGTGGTCCTCTTCACAGCACTTTGGATATATTTAAATTTAGGATTATGATAAGAAAAATACTAGGACCACCAGGAACAGGTAAAACTACAAGACTTTTAAAGTATGTACAAACCTTTTTAAAACTAGGAACTCCCTTAGATAAAATAGGATACTTCGCCTTCACTAAGAAGGCAGCTAACGAAGCGAAAGAAAGAATGTTAAAACTGTATCCTAATTATGGATATAGAGATTTAAAATCTTTTCAAACTTTACACTCCTTGGCTTTTGCAACTTTAGGAATGAAAAAAGATAATGTGATGCAGCCCGAACACTATGAAGAAGTGGGTAAATCAATTGGTATACAGGTAACGGTTTATAAAGGAGGAGAAGAAGAAACAGGATATATAGATTCTGATAGTGAATACTTTAATATTATTAATATAGCTCGTATTAGGGGGCGTACTATTAAAGAAGAATTTGATACCGATTTATATTCAGATGATCTTGAATATAATTTTTTAGAAATCATAGAAAAAGAATTAAACAATTATAAAAAATCTTTTGAATTAGTTGACTTCACGGATATGATTGAAAGATTTATTAAGTCAAATTTATGCCCAACTTTTGATGTAATTTTTATAGATGAAGCTCAAGACCTTTCACCTATTCAATGGAAAATGTACGACATCTTAAAGAAAAATTCTAAAATAGTTATTCTTGCAGGTGATGATGATCAAGCAATTTATGGATGGGCAGGTGCAGATGTTAAAAGATTCCAGGATGAAAAAGCTAAAGAAAAAGTTTTACCTAAATCATATCGAGTTCCTATCAGAGTTCAACAAGTTGCAGACTCTATTATATCTCAAATTGAAACTCGAATACCAAAAGAATGGAAGCCTAGAAATTATGAAGGACATTGTGAGGATGTATATAGTATTGATGAAGTAGATTTAACTAACGGTAATTGGTTAATACTCGCTAGAACTAATTACAGACTAATTAAATTAAAAGCACCTTTAATAGAAAGAGGAATTTATTTTGAATATAAAGATAGAAAAAGTTTTAGTGCAAAACTTTATAAAGCTATTCAAGATTTCACAAGATGGACTAATGGGAATCCACTTACACCGCCTGAAATAAAAGATATATTTGATTATACAGGCCATGATTTTACAGTAGATGAATCAAAGACTTATGATTGTATGGATTTTGGAATTGAATATACAGACACTTGGTATGAAACCTTCAACGCTGATCCTGAACAAACATTATACATCAGACAAATGCTAAGTAACAAAGAAAAACTTTCTCAAGATGCAAGAGTAAAACTCTCAACAATCCATTCAGCAAAAGGAGGCGAAGCTGATAATGTATTATTAATACTAGATAATACAGATAAGATTAGAGAAGCAATTGAAAAAAGTCCTGAGAAAGCAGACGAGGAACACCGAGTTTGGTACGTGGGTGTGACTCGAACTAAACAAAACTTATATATCATGGCAGCCAAGGAGGACAGACTAGGATATGAAATCCAAACTATACACTAAGTTAAAAAAACAAGGGGTTGTTAATTCTAAAGTCCAGTTAAAAGATTTAAAAAATCTTGTAGAAGGAGTTTACGGAAAACAACACGGAGGGAATCATTACTCTAACTTTAAGATTCAACCTTCCCAATTTATCAACGCTAATAATTTGCCTTTTTCTGAAGGGAATGCTATTAAATATATTTGTAGACATCCATACAAAGGAAAGAAGGAAGATTTGAAAAAAGCAATACACTATATAGAAATGATAATGG